CGAGCTCAACCGCTACACCGAATGGTACTATTAAGTTTCGTGAGCGTGAGCGGGTCGTGGTTGACTGCTCACGATCATCCTGGATGATGGCAAGGGCGGCCGGACCCCGATCTGCGTGTTGCGTTTCGCAACAAGCCGGGTGCAAGCCTGCCCTGCCAGCTTGTATAATTAAGAGGTCCACAGGGCTAGACCCATGACCCACCAACGGATCATCCGCGAGCAGCGCCGCCAATTCCAGAAGGCGTTTGCCGCATTTTATGCTGATTCATTTGAATACAGCGAGCAGCATCTGAACTTCTTGCGTAGGCGCCATGAGGCTTATCTGCAGTCCCTCCGTCCTTCTGTTTGAACCGTCCTCTCATGGCTAACTACATCGCCTCAGCACGAACAAACAAGTTCCGCGTCAAGGACATCGCCGCCCTTGAAGCCGCTATGCCAGAAGGCATCGAGGTCTACATCGAGTCCTTTCCAGAAAACCTCGTCTGCCTTTTAGTCGACGATCCCGATGGGGGCGGATGGCCGTCTGCGATTTACGACGAAACCACCGACGATTGGATTGTCTGGGACGTGGAAAACGCTGTTGTCCCGCATCTACTTGATGGCGAGTGGTGCGTTACCATGGAAGTTGGCGCAGAGAAGCTCCGCTACTTAGTCGGCCACGCCCGAGCTTTCAATAACAAGGGTGAGTCGCATTACGTCAACCTCGACGACATCTTCAAGCTCCTCCCCAACGGCGTCTCTACCTGCGACTATTGATCATGACTGTCATTTACACCGCTTTTGTTGGATTCAATGGCCCCCATTCAAGCCATTATAGCAATCGAGCTTTGCTGCTTGATCTGCTTGCCTGTAGCAATCTTGACGGCTACACTGTTGCATACGCTGATGGGGTTTACGAAGGGCAGGCCGAGCCCAGCGCCGTGGTTACTGTCATTGGTAACACCGACGAGCAGGCCATGGACTATGGGGAGGCGATAATTGAGGTCTGCCGGCAATACAAGGAGCAGGCCGGTCAGTCCGAGGTTTGGATCACACGTCGCACCGAGGATCTGTATGTAGTTTGAATAGCCAATGGGGCCCAAGTGGCCCCTTTTTTATGTTCAAAATCGTGAGCGTGATTAAGGAAAGGCAGCTTAATCACGATCAGCCTGGCTGTGCAAGTGCAACCGGGGCCCGTTTTAGATCAGCATTACCAATGAATCACGGCCGGGCGCAGGGTGTGGCTGGTGATACAATGAGGAGGTCCCATCGGGCAAGACCCATGAACATCACTCACGGCAACATTCTGGCGGTGTTCTTTTCTGCCAGCGCTGCTGAAGTTATCGAGGGCGAGGAATGGTATTCTCGCGCCAATCTAATCTGCCGCCAATTAGCGCATCAGTATGATTGCCAACTAGAGCATGCCGCAGGTGTTATTGCTGCCCTGTCACCGAACAATCGGTGGGAGCGTAACGTGGCGGACGCGCAACGATTGTTCGCAGTCTATGAGAACTCAGACCTGAACATCAATGATGTTCGCGTCTGTACCTTCAATAAAAACAAGGAGAAGGCTATTCGCATCTTGGAAGGTGAGCATCCGTTGGATGTATTGAGCGGCAACAAAGTCAGGGCTTTCTATGGTTGCATTGCCGGTTACAACGATGTATGCGTGGATGGGCACGCCTACGCTATTTGGGCAGGGCAGCACATCCCCACTACTAAGACACCTAAGATCAGCGATAAACTGTATGCCAGCATTGCTGAGGATTATCGCAGGGCAGCCCAACAGATCAATCAGATCACCGGCAAGTGCTACACTGGAGCTCAGGTGCAAGCTATCACCTGGGTTACATGGAGAAATCTGATCAACAATGGAGGTGATCAATGAGTCAAGAGCCGGGCAAATTGTGGTGGGTTTACGATAGCGAAACGGGGTCATTTTCGACCCTGCCCACCGGGCCATTGTTAATACCAGCCCTGCTGGTCATGGCAATTGGAGCTTTATTTGGCTTCAATGAAAACAAAAAAACATTCAGGGATGTCGCTGGCAACATTGCCAGAACACCAGAATGGCAGGCCAAAAATTATCGGTATCAGCAACTTGTTTCCAAATTCGTTGCCGTCAATGGCGACCTGGAATTAAGCGAATTGGCCGAGCTTGAGCGCCTGGAGTCCTACATGTGCAACCCTAGAGGTATCCGCCGATGATCACACTACACTTTGAATCGGTTGAGCAGGCTGAGGATTATGCCAACGAATTAGAGATTGAATGCCGCGCATTGCGCCATGCATTAGACGGCAAGTTCTTCGAGGACGCTTACACCGAACGCATCATGCGCAAGGAATTGGAATCCAACGAAGAAAAGTTGGAGGAGCTTTATGTGCTGATCAATCAGGTCCGTTTCCCGCTCCTGTAACGCTTTGCGACAGGCCCGGAGACGGGCCGCCCATCGGCTACAATTAGATCACCGGGGCGAACCCGGCCACCATCGGAGGATTCCATGACCGTCAAGACCTATGAAGCCGGCTCCAGCATCGGTGACCGCATTCTGAAGGTGCAGGCCCTGAAGGCGCAGATCGATGCGCTGGAGCAGGAGCTGGACAGCCAAAAAGCTTACCTGCAGGGCCACGCCATCCGGCAGGGCCTGACCAGCCTGAAATGCGAGGCCACCACGCTGACCCTGAGGGAACGTCTGACCTGGTTCTACAGCCAGGGTGTGAAGGACGCCGAAAAGCGCCTGAAGGCCCGCAAGACCCGCGAGCAGGAAGATGGCACTGCCACCAGCACCGCCAATCAGCACCTGGTGGTGACAATCTCAGCCAAGGCCATTCTGGCCGCCCAAACCATCGGAGCTTGATTCCATGAACAAAAAAGAACTTATGCTCGCTATCGAGTCTGGGCTTCAAAGACTATGGGAGCTGTCCCCTCATTCCGTAGATCACTACAACTCAATAGTTTACGGCAAAAATGACAGGCTTCTCCCCTCTCGCTGCACCGAAAGGATCCTCAAGCAAATCGAGGACGACGTGATGCAGTTCATTCAAAACTCTTGAAATCACAAAAACCATCGGAGCTTGATCCCATGACCACTGTAACTGTTACTATTGACTGCACCCTGCCTGCCGAGGAATACGAGGGTATTCTTGATACTGCCGGCTACGTTATCAGCTATTGGGCCTGCCAGGCATCAATTGAACCCAAGGCTGAGAATAGCGACGAAGTGATCTACAGGGTCACGGAGGATGAAACGGGCACTGAATACGTGCTCGACAAGTCTAAAGTTGAGCGGGCCATTGCCAAAATTATCATGGATAGACAGTGGGCATCTGACCCGCTTAAAAATGCCATCCTGGATCAAGAGTATGGCGAAATCGATGGCGACCTCGCCGACATAATCATTCAAACCGCATGCTTCGGGGAGGTAGTTTATGGCTGACATTCACCACGCAATCAGTATTGTCGAAGGCATTGAATCTGCCAGTGTCGAAGAACAACTAGCGGCATGGCAATCGCTGGTTGATACAGGCCTGGTGTGGCAGCTTCAGGGCTGGTATGGCCGAACCGCAGATCAATTGATACGGGAGGGCCTGATTTACGAGCGTTGAATACATCAACAGGGGGCAAATTAGCCCCCATTTTTATTGTTAAAAATCGTGACCGTGAGAAACCGCGCAGCGGCATTGCTCACGATCGCGCTAGCCGGGGCACCCGAGCCAGATCCGGGATTTTCGTGAGCGTGAATGGCTGCCAGGGGCGTTAATCACGATCAGGAGGTGCGGAACCAGCAAGATTTGGTAACCAATCTGGCATGACAGGGTATTAGAACGCCATGCCAGAACGGTTACATGCGTGCGAAAAGTAAGTAGGCGGCCAAAATTGAGCCAGTTAATAGTATTCCGAGGGCGGGGTTAATCTCCTCAGGATCCGCTATTATTATATTCACGCATAATTGTATCGTTATAAGTAAAGTACAGGCCGCCAGGGCCGGATACAGTATCTCATTCATCGTCATCACCAATCGGATACGGTTCATGCTGCAGCATATCTTCTTCGTCATCCATTGACTCGTACATCATCATCACCACGTCATGCAACTTATCATCCATTGTGTTCACCACGTCCACCAGGCGGTACAATGACAGGATTATGCATGCCATTGAGAATATTAAAATATCCTTAAGATCATAATCATTGGCCGCCAGGTACCCGTACCCCAGCATACTAATGATAAAGATTGCTCGTGTCATTGTGGATTGGCATATGATTCATTCTAGCGGGTGCGGGCCATCATTCAGCACACTACTGGTGATCCATTTTCCCCACATCACCACTACCGACATCCGCATTGCGATGGATGTGTTTGTGTCGATGATGTTCATTGAAGGGTTGATAAAGCCAGTTGCCATCAGGGTTGCTAAGTTGATCATGTACCGTATCGACAAGAAAATTGATGTCGTACCGGATTGGCTGCACGAGAAATAATGCAACAATTTTTGCTGATTAATGATTCCCTAGTACTGTATGGAACCGGGACATCTTGCAGTTTTCCCCAGATTTTCAAACGTTTTCCACAGCCCTGTGAAAAAGCACGGGTACCGACTCAGGTTGATTTTTGAGGTATTTTTGGGCATATAACGCAAACGTTATACGAGTAAACAATGCCGCCAGCATCACCCCCTTTCCCCCATACCCCCTATCCCCCAGTACATTTTTCAGAGTGCTTCATTCGAGCACTGTTGTTGCTGTATTTTTCTCCGCATGCGCGGGCCCACTCGTCGCGTTGCTCCTCGGGACCTGCTCGCTTCGCGGTTCTCGAATTCCTCCCCTGCGGTCGGCATTCTGCGAGCCTTGACTCAGTAGGTATTGCAATTAAGCCATCGAATGGAAATGCAACCCAGTGATCGCCATGCCATTTTCCGCACTTCCCAGTGATACCGGCATCCGGTCCCCGACGGGCCCGAATTCCCACGAAAAACACCTTATATATAATATATATTATGCAACCCTGTTGCGTTGCAATGGATCTGGGGGAAAATGGCCCCCAAAATGGGCCTTTTCAAGTTGCATTAGTCGTTTTTTGACCTTTTTCAAATGGGTCAATGGGCTCTGGATTGGTCAGTTCATACATGCATTCGGAGCCATCCTCCTCGGTGAAGACGGCATAACCACGGGACCACTCCCGCCAACGGACGGATGCGGGGCGACTGAATAACCGCAAGATACTTTGTTGGGCGGGAATGGCGGATGGATGAAACACCCGGTAAATGCGATGGGGGCGACCGTATGTGCTGTCGGTCATGCCGATAACAGTGATGTACCCGTGATCCAATAATTGGTCGATGGCCTTGTCGACTGTTGGGCGTGATATTCCTAGTTCGTCAGCAATCCCTTTGTGCGTTCTGGTGGTGGTGCCGGCGCAATCCTGGCGTTGGTCCCACGGCTTATCCAGCCTATTCCAGTCACGTCGATTGTCCTGCTTGGCGGATGCCCACAGCAACCGATACACCCCTAATGCATTGGGGCCTAATTTGGCGACTCGGGAGGATGGGATACGAGCTCCCTGCAAGCTAAGTGGGATTCGGGTCATGGATTCCTCCGGTGTGTCTATTGATCATATCATGCCCGTGAAAGGCGTTGAGCACGCTTTTGATGCCGGTATACGGCGTGCGCCCTACAGCGGCCTTCCTGAGGCTCCCAGGGGGCGCTGACGGGCCCGTCACTCCGATGATCGGGTCATCCGGATGAAATCGGCGAACGAAATGGGATCACCGAACTCCGACTCAATGCGCGGGCACCATCGGGGTGGGTTCTTGAACTCGCCCAGCCGATCCTTCAAGTAGATAGCCATGTCCCCGAGGCCAGTAACCCGGCATTCGGGATACAGGTGCAACTCGAAGGACTGATCGGGCTTCAGGCACCCCAGATGCACCACTCCATCACCATGGCCACCATAATCGTCTTCATCAAACCTTAAGAAATAATGAATGTCCATCACGACATCTTCTTCGAGCGCATTTTGGCCACAGTCATTTGAACCAGCACGCAGCGACTATTCGAGTGCCAAGCATGCCCTTGGTTACCATTGAATACAAACACATGTCCTGGGGCGACATCAATGGCGCCATTCGGATAGATCAATTGCATATTGTGTCGACACACATCCTGCTTGTGTGGTGTTTCATGTAGCACCCAGTTCAGTATCAGCCCGATACCTTCATCTTTGTGCCAACCAACACCGCCAGCTAATGGCAAGATGCAGTTATTAGCGAACATTGGTCGATAGACGGGTTTGAAGCCGTTTTCAATGGCAAAATCCCGAAGAATGCCATAAGACTTTAGGTCTGGACTGATCGTCAGTGGGTCTACATCTCCCATGTAAGCTTGATTTTCGAGCCTGGTGATCTCTTTGGGCGTTAGACCTGATTCCGTGGGGGCAATGTATCCCAAGATTTCAGCCTTCATTGGCGCCCCCAGCGGGCGAGGACGGCGCGGAACATCTCCCACAAAGCCTCAGCACTTTCCAAGTTGTCGTAGCTTTCATCTAAGTGAAAACCGAACTCCTCACACAGCTCTGACACGTCATCCAGCGTCGGCCCTTGCGGCTCGGGCTGGGCCAGGGCGTCGCGGGCGCGAAGAACCAACTCGGCGTCTGCGCCATCTTGTGGTGGAACGCCGCCGTAGTGGTGAGCCATGAGCCAGGTATCGAGCGCATCAGTTAATTCAGCGCACAGCGCACGAAAGTCAGTCATCGTCGTCTCCATCAAAAATCGGGCATTCGTCCCAGCACGGATCAGCCATACAATCGCTGTCCAGCCAGGGCCAAATTGCGGCCTCTTGGGCCAATTCCTCAACATCAGGCATCACGTTCTTCCATTTTTTGGTAGACAATCTTAAGCAAATCTGAAACCGACATGCTCCACGCCGCTTGCAAGCGCTGTTCAAGTTGAACCGCCCCTCGCCCCTGTTCGACCCGTAGCGGGCCATGGGACACAAGTTCCAGGCGAGCCGCTGTCCACCCAGGCATCAGGAAGTTCGGACCGCCAATAAGATCAACGGCTATCGGATCCTTCTCGACCGAATAACTACAGGCGAAAAAGGACTCCATAACGATCGCCCTGACGGGAAGGCCTGTCTGGTCGTATTCAAACAAAACAAGTTCTTTGCCGTTTGCAAAGACTTTGTGATCATTAGAGAAATAGTTCAGCATGTTTTACGCCAATTCAAAGTAAGGCAATTTCAGACACTTCCTTGTTGAGTAATTTTTGAAGCTCGGCTTCGGCTTTAGCCAGACAGGTCTTCAGGCGCTGCACTTCGCGGATCCGTTCGACGATAACGCGCTTGGCTTGATCCCGCTCTGAAGTAGTCAGTTCCGCCAGGGCCTCTTCATAGATTCCACGAACCGAGTCAGGCGCAATGATTTCAGGCGTGATACCGCTGATGCGACCTCCACTACAGCCAGTGTCGACCGGAGCTTCGTTCGCTGTTGATTGATCCAAGGACATGGAGGTACTCCCGGTGTGCCCAGTAATGGTACCATACCTGCAACCGCCAGCGCAACCATGGCCTTGATGGACCGCCCCATGGGATTCTCGCTTTGGATCAGCGACGTGCTGCCCAACCCCAACGCCTCCTGGTCGCTATTGGACACACATGTCGATCGCGGGGTGCTGGAGCGCCGCAAGCAGAGCCTGTTGACGCTGGCCAGTAGCCGCCGCTTTGCCGTTGTGGAGGGCACTGAGCCGCCGGCCTGGAAGCCGATGCTGTAGCCTGGCGGCTATGCACAACAAAGCCACCCAGGGAGCCGAATCACGGCATTCAAACCAAGGTCGGCCTTGGTCCCTGAGTGGCAATGTTTGTGGTGCGCCAAAGGCGACAGCCAGAACGACGGGTACTCCGGCCCGACGGGAATCCCGAATGGGACAACTCGCTGCCCGGCCGGGTTTCAGCGAGGCATTGGCCAATGCAAATACACTATAGCGCCGCCAAATGGATTGCGTGCCACGTGCCAGCCAATAAAATCACCCCCAAGATCCCGGAGGCAACAGCCACGCGCATCTCGTGGGCGTGGATTTCCTGGACGATCAATGCTTTGACTTCTTCCGGGGTCATTCTGCTTCCTCGGGTGCTTCCAAACGGATCCGCTTAACGGTCGGGTACCCCGGCAGTGACTTGACCAGGTTGACAATTTCGTTAAAGGTGGTCCGCCGATCGAACGCAATAGCGATCTCGACGTAGCCGTAATCCCGGATGGCGTCTTGGTTCTTAATGAAGGTCATTTGTCACCAATGATGATGGACATGGACAGCACGAACATGCACACAACGATCAAAAAGATCGCAATCGGCCCAACAAGTTCACTCATTGTTCTTTGGGAAAACTAAGAGATGGTGCGAATTTCGCCAATACCGCTCGCCCATAGACTTCCGGCGGCAGATCATAGTCGTGGTCGATAATCCACTCGTCGGACATCCAGTCCCACAGGTCAATTAGGTCCTGGTCGGTCGGCTCAATCATTGATTTCCTCCGGCAGTTCGGGGAATGGTTGCCATTCCTCCCATGCCACGGGGTGCCTCGGCAGCATGTCAGCCCACCAGGCATCGCCTTGGTCATCAATACAATACACGCGGGGCCGAAGTGCCTCTACAGGATACAGTGCGACAATTTTGCGTTTAGCCACGGATTTTCTCCTTGTAGGGATATTCCACCAGCATCTTGGCAGCACACTCCACCAGCAAACGCCATTCTGCAGTGTCGATCCGGATCTCGTCTTCGCCCTGAATTAAGCAGAAAAATGGGCCACCTCCCTCATCTTTTAGGGACAGTTCAGTGGCTTGCGTTCCCAGTGGATCCTCGCCGATGGCGTGGATATTGTATGCGGTTACAATGGCCGCATAGCGGGGCACCATGGCATCCAAGGCGGCATCAAACATCGGACGAGCGGCGACGGGGTAGTGGGGCCCACAGGCGGCAAATAGCGTCCCAAATCAGGGAAGACGACTCAAAAACGCGCTGAATACCCACCAGGATGGCGTCAGCCAGGATGATAGGCACCGCAATAGGAATTGCCCCCAGAATCAGCAAACGCCGAAGATGGGTGTTGCGGCAACGCCCCAGGTACAGAGGATGATTTGGCATTGGAATGGATGCAATGAATGTATCTTAGCAAGGCCGTCAAGCCCCTCTAAGGGGTCAGTCCCGCCTCATCCAGTCGGGCGACTTAAAGAAATTCGCCAGGTCATCAATTGAACTGGAGGCATCCAGGTGGTTGCTGGGGTCAGGATCGCCGATATTCAAAGAATCGAGCAGTCCGTCTAAGGACTCGGCTTCTGGCAGGCCATTAACCGCGCGACGACGGGCTTTCTGGACCATTTCGTGGACCGAGCGATTGGACTTGGCCCACTTGGTCAGCCAGGTCATATCTGCCAATGTAACGGGCTGACCGGCTTCAATACGCTGACACAGAAACTCGACCTTCAGGCGTGTTTGGGTGCTGAGCATGGTGCTCCAGGAGTTCGCTTAGATTGCCGTTATGTCGTCAAAGTCGAAGCTTTCAGCAATGGTTATCATGATGCAGTCGACGATAGACTGCACGATGGTTTCTTCGCTTGGATCTTCGATGTGCTTGAAGGCACGTCCATAGCCACGCCTAACACCTTCCTCGACACAATTTTCCAGTAACGGATAGATCTTCGCCCTCACAGGTCGTACTCCGGTTGCTGTGCTTCCCAGGTCAACCAGTCGGCAATGTCCTCATAGATGTGTTGATCGTCAGTGAAATGATCGTTGCAGTTTTCGGTGCGACCAGCGATAACCGTCAACACTGCGGCACCTGGATCTTCGTGGTTTTTCTGGGCTTCCTTGATAGCCAGGTTCACCAGTGAGCGCAGGTTAAACTTGGATGGACCTGATTCCTGACGGAAAGACTCGATGGCTTCTAGTGTGCGCTGTACCAGCGAAGAGGTGTCGCTTGAGTCATCGGCGCCGGTAAAGATCCACAGCCACTCTTCTAGCAAGCCGCATGCCTTTTCGGCATGGGTTCGAAAATCAACCATCGGTTGAGACATAGAAGGGATGAATGCGAATGAACTCACTGGCGGTTACGGTGACGACCCCGTGGGGCCCTTTGGAACGCGCCAGTACCATCAGAGCGTAGACCGGATCGATGCGGTCGTCAAGCCTTCTAAAGGACCGATCTGCGGCCTGTGGTAGTCGATTCCAGTCCAGAGTCGCCTGGGCAGCTCCGACACGTGCCCAGGGCCGCCACGGCCAATCTCGCTTGGCTGAACGAATATCAATCCAGCGCTGACGGCGACAAGCGACCTGGTTCTGCTGGTGTACCAGGTACGCCTGACAGGCGGTGACAATATCTTGAGCGGGGAAAACGGCGGAACTCACAGGCTGCTACGGGTGGCCCCCCAAAAGGGGACAATCTTCCCTTAGGGTAGCGACCACTGTTCCTCCAGCACAACGGCAGAAATACGGACCGTTGGCCAGAGTTCTTTGCAGGTCCAATAGGCCTGGGTTGGGTTTGGAGCAACAATGTGGCGAACAACGGCCTGGTCATCCAGGGTGCCGCGCACCACGTAGCAATAGGTGGACATCGGACTGGGTTCTGGGGACTTCCGTATCGTATACGACCGCCCCGCTGGGGTCAATGTTGCGGTATGCTGACAGTGCTGGACAGGCCTAGATCCGTTGACCCAACAGCGATCTAAGGGGCCCGGTAAACCGTGGTATGTAGGCAGCCCCCAGGAGTGACGCCCTGGGGTTTTTCTTTGGCAGCCTGAGTGAAAATACTTAATGTATCTCATGGATTACACCATGCTGGCCGTGATGTCCGCAGGAATCGCCGGGATCCTGCTGTTCGTGTTGTTTGTGTTAAAATTGGCTGAATACCATTCAGAGCCGTGAAGCCCAAGATCTATTTGATCTCAGACTTGCACTTCGGGCATCGCAAGATGTACGAGCAGCCTTTTACACGCAAGGATGGCTCCCGGCTACGTCCATGGCCAACTGCCGAACAGGCCGATCAGGAAATGGTTCGGCGCTGGAATGCTGCCGTCAGACCCGATGACAAGGTATACGTGCTCGGTGACTTGGCGATGACCACCTCGGCCCTGGAAACAGTGGGTGAGCTAAATGGTACAAAAGTATTAGTGGCAGGTAACCACGAGAGCCTGAATGTCAAAAAATACGTTCCGCACTTCAAGGATATTCGCTCTTACTGGCGGCTAGACCAGTTCCTGTTGAGCCACATGCCGGTGCATCCAGACTGCCTGGGAAAGAATATTGGCAACATCCACGGGCACTTGCATTACCACGTCGTCAGGCTGCCTGGTGGCGCGGTCGACCCCAGGTACCTAAATGTTTCCGTTGAGCACACGGATTACGCTCCGATTGACTTTGAGACGGTCAAGGCACGTTTTATGGCTCAGCAGCCCTGGGTAAAATAAGTCCGGGACTAACGCTTGCAGCCAAAATGTCTGTCACAATAAAAGGCGACGACTTCTTGGTTGATGGCAAGCGTGTCACTTTAGCAGGGAATCATACCTGGAATACGGTGCAAACGATCGGCGGAGAGAAAATAGGCATTGATAAAATCACGGGAAACTTCACCAGGCTTTGGACTGTTGAAACAAAAGGGGCAGTTTTCTCGCAATCAATCTGGGGAAGCAATACTCCTGGTCTGGTGAGGATTGAAAATGGTCCATGGAAGAAAGATGGCAGCCTAAACAGGACTTTTTACAGTAACCTGGAAGAGGCCGTCGCTAAAGCAGAAAAGAAGGATATTGTTACTGGAGTAGTGCTGTTTGAGGGATCGATTCCTGATATTTTCCCGCAAGGCTGGGAGAACCATCCTTTCAATGGACTTGGCCCTAAGGAGCATTTTGATGTTCACACCAAGGGCAAGTGGAACAAATATCAGCGTGCTCATGTCAAAGAAGTGGTGGAAACCTTGGAGCCCTATGGCAATGTGATCTATGAGGTTGGAAATGAATTAATGTCTTCGTCTACGAGGTGGTTCCAGAAGAAAGTGGTGGAATGGGTTAATAAATGGACAGACAAGCCGGTCGGGGTTTCCTATGCTAGGGGAATCAGGGCTTCGCGAGGCCAGAATGAGTTTAATTGGATGAAGCGTACTGGGGCTGACTGGGTTGGTCCCACGGCAACGGCCCTGAGTGCTGGTCAATTTTCAGCATTCAAGGGGCCTGTTGTTTTCGATACAGATCATTCCTGGCCTTTGCGCAGTAATGTTCCCGGCCTGCAGGCATCAAATCGACGAGGCGAATCGATTTGGTTAATGGACGGCTTCAACGGAACCATGTTAAGAAATCAGGGCAGCCTGGTTGCGGACCGCAATTACATCAATAGCCTGGTTAGTTGATGCTCGATGTGGGGATCGAACCCACCTATCTCCGATTATGAGTCGGGTGCGTTCACCAGAAAGCTAATCGAGCGATGTCCCGACTCGGATTCGAACCGAGACTGAACGGGGCTTAAACCCGTTGCCTGCTTCCAATTGGGCTACCGGGACGGTCTACTCAGTATAACGTGCCTCACGCCCGATACAGTAGTCAGCAAACATTTTCTTGGTTTCCGCCCAGCCTGCCTCGGTATTTCCTAGTCCCAACGCAACTGCCGCCTTTGGTACGTTCCACTTGGCGGTGAATAATTTTTCCATTACAGTTCGCTGATAATCAGGCATTGCTGCGGGAAAACTATGCTAGCTAGTCTGCCCGTCCGATTTTGGCCGCCAAGAAAGATCCGAGACTGGAGCGTTATGGCCTAAAGGGTTATAACCAGCCCAAGCGTACCCCAGATCACCCGACGAAAAAGGGAGTTGTACTGGCCAAGGAAGGTGACACCGTTAAGCTGATTCGCTTTGGCGATCAAACAATGACGACCGCCGGCAAGCCCAGTAAGTCAGATACCGCTAAGGACAAGGCTCGCCGTGCATCATTCAAGGCTAGGCACGCTAAAAACATTGCCCGAGGAAAGCTATCTGGGAGCTACTGGAGCTCTCGTGAGTTATGGTGAGCAAAATGGCAAAGAAACCATCCGGCTTGTACGAGTCAATCCGAAGGAAAAGGGAACGAATTGCCGCTGGCAGCAACGAACGCATGCGTAAACCCGGCTCGCCAGGAGCGCCCAGCGCCGCCGACTTCAGGGCCGCCGCAAAAACCGCCAAGAAACGCAAGAAGTAGTCATGCCACTGAAAAAGGGATCGGGCTCGAAGACAGTTTCCGGCAACATCCGCAAGCTAGTGTCTGAGGGCTACAGCCAACGCCAAGCGACTGCTATCGCGCTTTCGGAAGCCTCCAAGGGCAGGAAACGCAAGAAGAAAGATGCAAAGTAACACGTACACAGCATTTGGTGCGCTATATGAAAACAAGCCAAAGTTCATCGTTCACGGGCGCCTGAAAAATTGCACCAGCGTGCGTGATCTGGTGAGCTTGGCCTCTTCAAAGGGGTTTGACGTGTCGTTCGAACCCAGTGGCTTTGTCAATGACATCAGGCTATCCGAGGGATACGATGCCAGCGCACCCCTTAGGCATCACACGATTCGTTCTGCCCGTAGGTTCCTGGAGCAGCATCCGGGGGCCGTTTAGCCTCGGTCTCGTGGATCCAAGTCTTCAGGCGATGGGTGTACTCCCGCAGTGCCTGGGCCATTTCCAGGTGCCGGATGTCACCATTCCTCAGATACAGCGCAACGTGTAGGTCGATTGCCTGCAGGTTGGAATGAATTTTCGGATTCCAGGGGCTGCGCACGGGAGAATTCCAGGTGCGGCGTTCTGGGTTCACGGGGCTTACCTATTTGCCTAGTGTGCCACTGGCTGCTGAGGGTCGGACTGCCAGGTCCTGACGAATACAGGCCATGTTTCGATCTTAGTGGAGACCTGAGCAGTCCAATGTAGGCCATCAACGTCAACAGCATCCAGGTAATGGACACCGGTCTTCGGGTCGATGGTTCGCGACACCTGTGTAAATCTCACCTTAGCCATTACCAAAACCCCGAATCCGGTTCAATGTCGCCCAATAGTTGTTGGGCTAATCTTAAGTCCCCACGCCTAAAGGATGCATCGCGGAATTCGTCAGTTGTGCCACGATGCTTGTACCAGGACAGAACACCATGACCGACGTCGAATCGACTGACGATCTTAACGTACGTGTCATCGCACCAGACTTCTTCGCCGCCCATGTCCCTAAGGGCATTTAGCGTGGCACAATTCCAGTTGTCTCCTAGAAAATTGCCATCCTCGTCAAAGCCACATTTAGGGTCATCGCCGGACCAATCTTTTGGCCGAGCAGAGCACCGAGGGCACTTATAACTCATTCCAGTCGTCCTCCGTGTCATAAAGTTCGCTGTACTGCGGATATGGCATTCCAGCCAGGTTATGGCACCAGTCGCAGAAGTTGGTGGTTTCGACCATGTCGCAATCCCAACCGCAGCACTCGACAGCGACCTTCAGTGTCTCCAGGAATTCTGGTGTCAACAGTTGCTTCAGTTCCTGTTCAGTCATACATCCCCAAGTCTTCAGATAGTGCAATTAATTCGCTGTAGGCCTGCTCGCCCAGAGCTGAGCTCCAACCGATTGCCCCCCAAAAGTTGTCTTTCAAGTGCATCCACTCAGGCCAGACATCGCGGGGAATTGTATTACGCCACCGGAGCCGCCCGAATTGCCCTCCTGCAGAGTTCGCATAGAAACGATAGCTCATAGCTACACGTCTCCCTTGCCAATCAGCGACCGCGCAAACAGGTCGACATAACGTTCTACTTCGTCGGTCCTCAAGGCGGTCAGATTGTTATTGATTTCGTTATGCAGATCCAATAGTTCCTCATGTTCCTCGGGGCTAATCTCAGGATTCTTGCGGGGGCTACTCACGGATCGGGCGGATGACGCATGTGGACTCATCCATTATATCCCATTCCAGGACAGTTCCCACGTCCCAACCCAATGCGCCCGCCAGCGCATCGCAAAAGTGCAATACGAGTTCGCCATCTTGCTCGGTGATCCACACCTCGTGGCTCTGTAGCACCCGTTGGGCGGCATTGCCGTGCATGGCAATCAGTAGTGTCTGAGGCGACTCCAAAGCTTTCTGAGGGATAACGTAACAGGGGCGCCCACGTACTAGTTCACGTATATACTCTTTACGCATAGCATCCTTTCCACGAATCCAACCCCGAATATGGGCGGATTCACCCCCTTCGTGGGTCACCAACACAAAGATTTTGTTTGGATCGTCTCCGAACTGCACCAGCAGGTCGTAGTTGGCCTTGGGGCGGGTCTTAACCTCGATGTTACCCGGTAGATCACTGGAGCCACGGATGGGCCCCTGAGCGGCAAATACGCGGCTCTCCATGCCAAGATATTTAGCGACGACTAGTTCGCCAACGCATCCAAGGATATGCAACCTAAGAGCCTCTTCGCCTGTCGCAGCGGCGCGGTTGCGTCCCTTTAAGTTACGGGCTTGATTGTAGTCTTGCCGGCGCTGTGCTTCGATATAAGCCTTCTCCAGGTCGCGCTTGGTCAGTTGGATGTGAATCGCCAAGAAAAAAGCCGCCACATGCAACGCAGTGTAGCGGCTACTCCTCACACACGGTGATATTTTACCGCAAGATTTCCAATTTGACGGGCGCGGTCCCCGACGAGATCATACCAATCTTGGCGGCAGCTCCCTGGCTGAGATCAATAACGCGGCCAGGCACGAAGGGGCCACGATCCGTGATTTTCAATTCAACCGAACGCCCGTTGTTCAGGTTAGTCACCCGGACGCGAGTACCAAACGGAAGCGACTTGTGGGCGGCACTCAAGCCATAGGCATTAAAGATTTCGCCCGAGGCGGTGCGGCGACCATGGAAACCATCCGGCACACCATACCAGGATGCAGTACCACGAATTGATGCCACCTTTGCCTGCAGGGACTCAATACGGTTGACGCTGGACGGGTCCCAGAGTGTGTTATAGGCCCCATCGAAGCTCGATTTGGGCATTTGGACCGCACTAATCCCGGCGGCGTGGGAAGGGCTTGCCAGGACAGCAATTGTAGCGCCGGCAGCCAGTTGCTTGAAAAGATGCATTTAATCGTTAGAACTCAACGCAACTGAGCCCGCAGTCGCCACGGCCAGAAATGATTGGAACATCTTTCGAAAGATGCCGAGCGGCCACCGAAGCGACCGCGTTTTGCTAGTCTACCACATCTTTGGACTCATGCGTCTTGAGATGCTGACACACCAGACTTTTCTACCAGGTTCAGAGATTTGATCTGGTGATGTGGCCGCATGTTAGCAGCCACTGCCCAGGCATGCGCAGCCCAGCGCCCCAGCACTTGCTGGACTTGACCATCCTCGTAGACGACACGGTACGTGTGCAGAACATACTCGTTTGGCACGGTTGCGCGACTCATTCCCCTAGGTCCTCCCACCAGGCCTCGGACTCTTCAAAGACAAACCGAAGGACGACGCCCTCAAGCTTACCATCATCCGTCCATGTCGCTTCAGCTTCAAGGCCACCAGAACCATAGCCACGAAGATTTGGGGTGTTGACCAAGCGGACCAAAATATCCTTAGCGGATGCCTTCAGGCGTTCAACGTTCGGCACCTCGAAGCCGCTGTAACGGGTGTAGTACTGCCAGTTGACGGCCTGCATCATGGCTTTTAGGCGCTCGAAGTCAAAGCCATCCAATACCTGCTGCACCAGTTGTTGCTTGGGCGACTGCCGGGGTTTAGGCGGCGCAAATGGAATCACTTCTTCCAATTCTGGCGGCCAGCACCGGAAGTGCCCAAAGTCACGCGGTTCAGTGCAGGGAACATCTTTTGCACCGCAGCAACCGCACGTGTCCAGGTGATAAGTAGCGCAACGCTTGGAAGAATCATCGAGTCCCTTGCAATAACGGGTGCCACAGTTGAAACAGATCCATTGCGGATAGGGTTTGATTTCAGCCATTGTCTCCTCGGAAGTTTTGATCCCACTCGGCAGCGGTGCTCAGGTGCTTAATTTCAACGTCAAACAGACCGCTCGAACACGGTTTGGTCGACAGTTGATACACATGGCCGGCGTCAAAGATTACGTCACTGACTTCGCCAGCAATTGTTGCCATTTCCCTTAGCAGGATCTGGGCGCCCACCAGGTTCGACTGGGCTTTGCGGACCCGCATGAACTGACGGAACAGTTGATTACTTGAGATCTTGGTGGGACTGGTTGTTTGTACTTGGTTACTCACAGAAGTGCCTCCAGTTTTTCAATGTCATGCTCCACCAGGGAGCCAACGATGTCCAGGCGCTCCGCATTGGGGCGGATGAACACGGATGTAGCATAGTCTTCGCCGACGGCGATCTTGTCGTCACCACGACCCAGGTACGTGAGCTTGGCGTCGTGGTCGCGGAACACCCGCACGCCGGTCGGAATAGCCTGGTAAGCACCCAGGCGATCCAGCAGGGCATTCAAGCGCTCACAGGTCGTCAGCGTGGGCTGGCCATACTTGTCATAGAACGAGGTGAACGATACCCGAACCGACGCGAACTTCCAGTCATCCATCAGGACGCTGAGCACCTCCTCGTCGAACAGGTACACCTTGAACAGTTGGTTGCGGTCTTCGACTTGATAGACCACGGTGGTGTTACCCTGGGTGCGCTTGCCAGAGCCCTTGTAGTGGCCAGTGGCAAAGAGCCCTAGGTGCAGGCAGGCGTATTCGCTTAGGGGCTTGTTCGATCGCAGCAAGGTCCCCTCGCCGCGTTTGATGGGTTTTGTGGGTTGCATGGGTTCGTCCCGTTGTGCCCCCGAACTCTAGCACAGACTGTCGGGGTCCACACAGTCGCACGAGAAAATCGGCCCTTGGCACAGCACGGCATTGAGCTCACCGGCCTTGAAGTACACCAGTGACTCCAGGACCTGGCCGTCATGGTGGGCCGTGAAGCGGACGACGCCCGACTTGCGGTACGGCTTAACGCGCCCCCTGCCTGCGGGCCTGACGCCCTCGGGGCCCCACTCCAGCGGCACCCGGATCTCGTATAGCTTGCCGTCAGGCGCCAGCCAAAACTCGTCCATCAGGGACGTCAGTTCCTTTGTTTGCAGGGCCCCCTGGAACTCGGGACCCAGCGGCCTGTAGCAACTCAGGACGGTGCTGTATAGCCCCATTGCTATCGATCTTTGTCGGCCTTGATTTTAGCGACCGTCTCGGCGTAGCCAGGCGGCTCCAGATCAGGCCTGCGCTCAAAGATCTCGGACCAAGGAATGCCGCGCACGGGACGGCCCTTGGGAGTTAGGGGTTTGCTTGCCATGGACTGACTCTAGCAGGCAGACGGGTCCAGGCCTGAAATGTTCCTTAGATCCAGGACCTTGTTGCCCACCCAAGCCGTGCAATTGACAATATCGTCCTCAAGCTCGCGCATGGTAGTGATCAGCGCCTCGGGGCTCTCGAAGCGCATCTCAACAACTTCCTGGGATTCTCCCGGACAAAAGTAACCGGCCACTCCGGGCTTAAATTGGATGCGGGCGACTACCATTGCTATGGTTCAACCGTTACATACTAACCGCCAAAGTCGCCCATTGGGTCTTCGGTGACTGGACCCACCACTGGGGGAGGGGCTTCTGTAGCCTGTTCGGCCTCGATGCGCTCCAGTTCATCAGCAATCTTCAGGTCGGGATCGAGTACGGATCCCCTGGCGAGCTCATCGAGTACCGTGCGCTTACTGAGCAGGCCATTTTTGTACAGGTTGGTCAGTTGCGCAATCTCAGAGGCCTCCAAGGGGCGATTGATTAGACTGGTGTTCATCGCAATCCCGGACTCAGGTGTCAGCGATCCAGTCTCGCCGGAGTACATTGCCCACAGGCGCATGATTGTCGTGAAGGCCGAGGTCTTGTTGCGTACCAGCGAACTGACCTGCGAGGATACCTGGGAGGCCCGCAGCGCGGCTTCGGTGGCCGTCTTGACAGTTGTGCCTCGCAAGAACGCCAACCCAGAGCGATCAATCAGTTCCTCTAGGTGGTTGATCTCAGCCTGGTGGCGCTCCAGGGACCGGCCGGTGGGCTCGGCAAAGTCAAATGATCCCGTCTCGGGCAGATCCACGGCAGTGTTAGGTCCCAGCACCAGCGGAGCAGGTCGACCATCAGTGCCAACCGGGCCACCCTTGCGCACAGGTACCGGCATGGCACAACGATGCAATAGCTCCTGTAGGTCAGAGCGCATCTGGTAGTGCGCAATCGTTAGCTCCGCAACGCCATTCAACGGCAGGTCGCCCTGGGCGAATTTACTGGAAGTGGCCCCATACCACACCATCGGCACCACGGGCATGGTGGTCGGAATCACGCCCTCCGAGATCTGCGTCCACTTGTTGTCGCGCTTCTCCAGGCGAATTGTCTCGACGGAGCCAGGCTTCAGCACCAGGTAGACCGGTTCGACAATGCTGCCATAGCCAATTGGATTGGGCCTGGAGCGGATCTGGCGTACGGTTGCATGCCGTACAAACTCGCGGCCACGGACGTATTCAACACTCCAGTTAACGACATCCTTACGCTCAACCATGATTAAGTATGGCGAGCGACCATCGCGTTGTTCATCCAAGTAGTTGGTTTCACCGGATGCGGGCGGCATGTCAACCATGACGAATACACCGCCATCACGAATTGCCAGTTCGTCGCAGTGATTCCAAAAAGAATGAACCGAAGAACCCTGCAGGTCGATATTTTGTTCGGCAGCGGCCATTGTCGGCGGCGCATCCACCAGGTAAAACCGACTCAGCAGGCCCGCATAAGCTCGGATGCTGTCCCTAAAAATGGGCGCATAGGTCGACCTGCTCAAACGTGCTTTATAGGCAGGAGCAGGCTCGGCAACTTCCTTTGGCAGATATTTCGCCTTTTCAGATCCCTGGCCGTTGGTACTGAGCAGCGACCAGCAATCGAGTGCCAGTTCCAGACTGGACAGCAATGCCACAAGCTCGGGACGGTGATAACTTGCCAGCGACTCGTCGTTGGTCGGGTGAATGATATTCATCGGATACTTGGGGCCGTTGCGCACCGGCCTAGGATAGTTTGCCGGTCTTCCCTAGGGGTGGATGTCGAACCACCCACGGTTTAACTGAAACCAGAAATCCTCGCCGTAATGACGGCCACCAAATGACAGCACACCAGGTGAAGCCAGTACGAAACGTTTCCAATAAAATAGCGGGCTGCGGCGATACAGTTTTGCCGGCAGGCCATCCAGTGCGTTGCGACTATTCATGGCCGTGCAATCGTCGGACCATTTTGGGCATTGTAGCGCCCAGTTACACTGTAATCGTTTTCAGGTTCGCCCAGCAACTTGGCAAAACGGATCTGGCCAATGCGCATACCGGCAGTTAACGTCAATGACGTGTAGCGATTGGCATTCTTTAGCTCCAAAGTAACCTGTCCCCGGAATCCACAGTCCAGATAAGCCGCCAAAGCATGATCATAGCCTTCGCGACCCCTGGTGGATTTCAAACAAAAAATGCCTTCAATATCGATTGGAATAATCAGCCTCTCGACAGTGCTGGCCAGCACAAATTCGCCAGGTGCCAATTCGTACGGGGCTTGCTCCAGATCGATCTTTTTCCACACCCGCAGCGACGAGTCAGGCTGGCGCTCCGCCAGGATCTGGGGGCCCAATAGCACGTCGTAGCTAGCGGGATTCAGTTGCTGTTCGTCATATGGCTGAATCAAGTTGATCTCGTTCACCAGGTTCCTGATCTGCCAATCCACCAGTGTTGCCATTGGTTTTTACTGCGTGTTCTTGGGGTGTTAAGTAATATGCTACGCCCGTTTCGGCCACACGAGCCTTCACCAGGACATTCCATAGCTTTTCCACTTGCATGCGCCGTTTGATGCTGTCCATGGCATCCTTGCGCCCCAGGGCCCTCCAGTACGAGTAACACGACTGGAATTCCCTGAGAGCAGTTTGCACGGCGGGACCATAATGGGGCTGGTTCACGTAGCCCCACTTTTCGATCTCCCTTAGGCGCTCAGGGGTGATGGCAATGTTTGGGTCTTCGCTGACGAATGACATTCCTACGAGAGCAATAAACGGAAGAAGCCTGTCACGAATTCCCAGAACGAGGGAGAATTGTCCGGTTCAGGACCACGATGGTCATAGCCCTTTCCTTCGGGGCCGCACAGGCGCTCATCGTCCCTGGCGAAGGTGCATAACCGTGGCTCCTCCCAGGTTTTGCCAGTAACGTAATCCACCTTGGAGATTGTGTACTTATCACAAAAGTCAAGCCAATCACCTTCTGAGTGATGATACATGCATTGATCGCATGCCTTAACAGGGTTGATTGATTCAGTCATGACTCGATGATTTTCCAGAAAAACTGATGGTTGCTTGGGTCGCCAAAGCCGGCACTACCAGGCCGCCAAACGTAATGTAGTGACCCGTTGTACGCGGCACTGTGCAACTCGATTTTGCTGGTGACGGCATTGACCCACCAAAAGGAACCAACTCGGCCACCGTCAGAATCAATGTACATCACAGTGCCGTTGAACCGAAGCCGCCTTCGCCGCGCTGGGACTCATCAACCGCCTCTTCGCTAGTGGTCACCTGGTTGCTGGTCTGATCAATCACCAGGCTGTACAGCCCCTGGGCAATGCGGGCACCGTGACTGAAAGCATGATAATTCTTGCCGTTGTTGGTTAGCGACACCTTAACCCAGTCGCGATACCCGGAATCAATGATCCCTGGCGAGTTGGTCACGACAATGTTATGCTTACAGGCCAGGCCAGAGCGCGGAACGATCTGGTAGACCGGCACAAAGCCCTTGAAAGGCGTCTTCAGCTCAGACGGCTTAGGTAGCAGCAACTTGAAGCCAGAGTCGATTAGGACCGTTTCACCGGGCTTAATTAGCACAGCCCCGCCGGCAGTCTCCAGAATCCGCAGGAATGTTCCCAGGTCTTGGGTGAACTTGCGGCCATCCAAGTACAGGTGGGCCTTCAGGGACACCGATGCCACGGGCGGCAGGCGATGATAGCCCATGTAAAAAGCACGGATCTCTTCGGGGTTGAACTGAGAGACATACGCCTTGATGTCAGCCCCAGCATCTTCATGTGGGTGGGCGACTTCGGGGACGAACTGCTCGTCTCCGGGTTTGACGTAAAAAGTAGGTGCCAGCATGTCTTAGGTGGAGGCTTCAGTGGATTCTAGCATGGTCCAAGGTGCTGGCAAAGCCCAGTGAGGCAACCAGTGGGACCAGAAATCAATGCAAGGAGACTCCAGGATCTTAGATGCATAGCCCAGTTCCCAGGCTCCATCCTTGTTCCAGAACCAACAAGTCCCGGCGTAATCGCAATCATCTTCGGTCGGGTGCTTATCCCTTAGTGCAATAGGAACCATCAGGGCGCGACTAGAGACCCTTGGGTCGGTGGCACACTGAACCTCCCATTCAATGATGTCATTCAATGCCTGCCGGGGGTCGTTCTCGTTCTTTTCATTCAGAATAAAGCGGCATACCAGGGCATCATCTAGAATCTCGTGCCAGGGGTTTCCTGGACTTTCAGGCTCGACTAAAGCAGTCTTTATGCGTTGACGAATGTCTTGCCATGCATCAAAACTAGCATTTTCCCTGTCGTACGACTTAAGACTGGAAAAGTCATACTTGCCTTCTCCATGGTGATACGCAAGGACTTCAGCGCATAATTCGCGAAAATCAGGCATCGTTTTAATCATCCGAGCGGTAGTTCGGTGTAAGCTGACCTTGTGCGTCAATGATGCCAGCCTCCATCAGGAACTGTCTGGCTGCGGCCTTGTCGCCAGCCAGAGCACGATCCAACAAGGAAGGGGCCGTTAGCTCGTCAACTAGATCCTCCAGTGTTGAACAACGGACACCAACCAGGGTGCCATCATCACTGTAGCTATCCCAGGCGCACGCCAAGTGCTGTAGCACATTTGCTAAGCCATGACGCACGTCTTGACCCTCTTCGAATTCTTCAATTAAGCGCTGAGCGCGAGTTGTCAGGTGGTCCATTAGCCGTCTAGCTCTTTGATCAGTTTCTTCAGGGCTTTGTACTGGCCCCAGGTCAGATTAAAGTGTTGTTCGCCGTTGGCGCTCAGGGTAACGTCGAAACCTTCATCGTTGTGCCAGATTGACACTTCCATGAAGTTATCGCCTTTGCCGGCGATATCGTAGTCCTTCAGGGGGATGAATGCTCCCTCTAGTTTGTAGCGCTTGATGTCACTCATTAGGTAAGTCCCTCCAGTTCGGCGGCGATAGCGCGAATCTCTCCGGCCAGCATGTATCGCTTAGCGTAGTTTCCATGAACACCCTTAGGCGTTACGTGTAAGCACTGTGATGCTAAAGCTCGCAGGGCGGCGGCGACGTTTTCACGAAGATCATCCATCTGCAATCCTGAGTCCTCGCAGTCGCCGAGAAACGCATCCAATACTGACTGCGCGGCAGGTGATAGCACTTTCGCCGGACCGGTTGCGTGGTAGCCCTGTGGGGCTAGGGTGTTGAACTCTTCGTCGGTGAGGTGGCTCAGGTCGTTGGGGGTGAGATCAGTCATCAGATAAAGACTCTAGAGCTTGAAGGATTCGCTTAGACCGTGTATCAGCTTCTGGATTGCCTACTGTGCGTCCGATCAACCACTTGAAATCAGCGATTGCTTGCTTTTTGAGACTCGGCGGCCTAGGGCGTCTGGCGGCGCGGAGTTCTTTGGCAGCGCGGTTGCCGTAAAGCAATGCTTGACGGTGAGCGCACGCCTCTAGCTCCTGGTCGGCGCCCCATTGGGCGGCGCGGGTGGCAAGGTCAGTGAGCATCCACGCTGGAGCAATGCTGTAGTCGTGGGTTGAGGCCCACTGCTGCACCAGCTCCGGCGGTGGGGTGATTGAGTGTTGATCAGTCATTGAAGTTCAGGCGTCTTGATGAGCTAATTAGGCATTGTCTGCAGTGCCCTCAAGTCCGTCTTTAATCAATTCAAGGAACAGGTCACGAAGCTCGTTGTCAGGGGCCGCAAGGAGTTGATATTGATACTCCACAGGAAGGGTTGTGAGTATCTTGCTGGTAACTGCTGTGACAAGGTCCATCAGTGCATGCATAGGCATGGTCATCACCATGGCATAGGCCGTGGCATCAAGGATTTCTTGCTGCTTTTCGGGGGGTGAGCTGGTGTATTCTTGAAGGTTCATAGGGAAGCGAGTTGTTTGTGATCAATCCAAATAGAACGTGAAGGCGCGTCAGCCTTGACACGCCAGGCACTCAGCATAGTCGCCTTCGCCAGAATCCGCAACCCCCATCCCCAAATGCTGCTCCAGGCCCTGGTACCCCCCTGGAATGTGCTGGCCATTCAGCCAGATCTGGGGCACGGTGTCCCACTTCCATTCGTCATCCGCAAACAGCGAACGGTCTTGCTCTTGGATCACGTAGCCGTGGCTTGCCAGCAACTCCTTCGCCTTGACGCACCACGGGCACCCAGACTTGGTGACCACCAACGCAGTCTTTGCGGGGGCGCTGGCACGTGATGCTGATCCTTGCTGTTTGGCGTGCAGTGACGAGGACTTCAGGTAATACAGCCCCAGGCAGCCATTTTTCCATGCCGCCAAATGCAGGCGCATCAGGTACTCGGCAGAGGCTTCCGGGTCCACAAACAGATTCAACGACTGGCCCTGGTCGATGAATTGTTGGCGATCTGCGGCTTGTTTGACAAGCTCAAATTGATCAATCTCGCGAGCCGTCTTAAAGACTTCCCTCGCCGTATCACTCAGGCACTCCAGGTGCTGGACGCTGCCACGCCGCTCCAGGATCGAGTCCCACACTTCCTGGGTGTTCTGGCCGATGGCTTCCAGGTGGGCCTCCAGATACGGATTGCGGCGCACGAAGGTGCCCTTGGCGTTGCCGGCAACAAACAGGTTCGCCACCAGGGGCTCGATGCCCTCGGAGACCGCCCCACAGATCACACTGTTGGTCTTGGTGGGCGCAATGGCCGTGCGGGTTGTATGGCGAACACCATTACCCTCACACCACTCTGGCTCGCCGTACTCGCGGGCCATGTCCTGGGAGGCCTGCAAGGCAAGCTTTTCGATGTTCTTATGGACCTCGATGTTCAGTTCGCGAGCAGCCTTGGACGCAAACGGCAGCCCACGGGACTGATACAGCGCATGCAGGCCCATAGTCCCCATTCCCAGGGCGCGTGACTTGCGGGCAAAACGCACGGAGCGACCCATTGACGGCAGGCGCTCTGCCTTATGGATGAACTCTTCGACAACTGCATCCAGGAAGTACACGCACAACTCGGGAACAGTCTTGCCGGTCCGAGCGCCCTTCCAGCCCTTCCACTCGTCGTACTTCGCCAGATTCAGCGAAGACAGGACGCAAACAAAAGTATGGTTTTCATCCGTCGGCAGGAAGATTTCAGAACAGTTATGGACTAGAAGGCCCGAGCAGAAATCCTTTTCCTCTTTGGTAATGATGAAGAAATTGTGGTTATCTTCAACTGTTAGGTCGTAAACTTCTTCGACACCTACTGAGCGTACGCTAACAACCTTGAGGCCGGTCTTACGGAGCCGCTTTACCCGCTCTTTCAAGGCATTCTTTTCTACGAGCCGAGGGTTGATTGGCAGCTCTTTCTCAATTTCACACTCGCCCTGGTACTCTTTTTCGCCCTTTACATAAGCAACATAATCCTTAAAGCTTTCGTTGAAACGATATTTCGAGAAATGCTGGGGGACATTATAGCCCTCGTCGAGCAGACTCAAGTAATCCGCCTTCGTGAAGGTTCCGCGACGTTCATACACTGTGCGCCCAAGCGCAATCAACTGATAGTTGTCAATACCATTGAAGCGGCCGTTCTTCTTGCCACTGCTGGTCGCTGAGGTGATATTGGCGCGAAACACCTTGTCAACCTTATGAATAGGATTATTGGCGCCCATGCGCTCGGCGGCAGTCTTAGCAAAATGCTTTTCCTTGGTCAGCAACTGCAGGTTTTCAATCGAGTCGTCGTCTCCCGACTGAATGTGATCAACATGAAAGCCTGCGCTGCTACGCCCGTTGTAATACTCCCAAATCATGCGGGCTTGACGACGATGACCATCGCAATGGGTGTTAGTCATTAAATGACCAAACTCATTACGGAAGGAGGTAAATGGCTCAATCGTGCAGCCAACCGAGTCGGCGGCTTCCACCCATTTCACATCACGGGTCGCAAGAAGGTGATCAGGAGTACAGCGGAACGTGCTGCCGTCATCAAGTTCAACCTCAACAACCTCGCGAGTTCCGGTCTTGAACGCTTTTGCTGGCTTAATTTCGGTCACCCATCTGTCATGGGTTTTTGATTTGCGAGCAGAATACACTGGAAATTCCGTGCCTTCCAGATCAGCAATTGCCACCGAGTTGCGGCCATCGGCAACTGCAACCAGAGTGTCGCCCGTAAAACAGAGATTGGATGTTGAAATCTTCAGGTTGCGCTGCTTGAAGCAATCAGGAGCCTGGTTATTTGCGTTATCAATGTAGACAATGTACGGCGATCCAGTCATCATCCGGCACTTCAGCACTTCGCCGAAGATGGCCTGCTTGTCCTTGTCGCCAGCCAACATGGATTCAATCCATTCATCGGTAACAGTTACCGCCAGGTTGCTGTCGATGAAGTTGCGCGGGTCGCCCTGCGTGTGGTCTTTACAGCGCAGCGCCTCCATTAAATCAGGGTGGTCAATCGGCAGATACAGCGCGAAGGACCCGCGACGGGTGTTGCCCTGGGAGACGACACTTGCTGCCAGGTCGTACTGACGCATCCAGGGAACCACTCCGGTCGACTTGCCACCACTGGCAATAGGAGCTCCGCTAGGGCGAATGTCACCAAAGTAGATACCAACACCGCCACCGTTCTTACTCAGGGCAGCAACCTCCTTTAGGTGGCTGTAAATACTGGAGACGGAGTCTGAAGAATGGACGCTATAGCATGAGATAGCGAGTCCACGGTTGGTCCCAAAGTTGCTCAGAACGGGTGTTGCACCTCCCAGGTAGCCACGCCAAAACATCTCCAGGATGTCATCACCAATGCCATCGATCTTGAGGTGCTTTTCTGCGGTAGACGCGCAGCGCTTCCACATATCACGAGGCGTCTCACCGGGCAGCAGGTAGCCCTTACCCAGAACCTGTTGGGCTTCTTCGGTCAGCCACTCGGGATGGGTGGGCAGGTTATTGGGATCGAAGGCAGTCATCAAACGAGCTCCAGGGTCAGAGTGGACAGGTCAACGGCTTCGTAGTTCTGGGTGGGCTTGGCGACATAGTTATCACCGGCCTTGGCACGAGCAAAGAAATCATGACTGACTTGTCCTTTCGCCATCGGCTCAAACCAATCAGCCACACGACGAGCCAGAATAGCTTCTTGACTGGTCATTTCGATACGGTATTCCAGCCCCAGATTCTTCAGGCGATCATTGGCGCGGTATTTAATGTACGCTTTAACTTCATCAAGTTCAATTGGTAAAGCGCCGGCTTGCGGGCTGACGAAGATGTTCTCCAGGAAGGAAAATTCATTCTCTATTATTACCTGAAAGCCTGCGTAAATGTCAGCTAGCTCAATATTGTTGATCCCAACTTCCGCAACCAGATCACGGAACAATTGAGAGCCGCCATCGCTATGTTGGCCTTCATCTAAGATGGACCATGAAATAATTTGCTGCAGTCCCTTAAAGCGTCCGTCCTTGCAAAATGCCAGTAAGATGGCAAATGACCCGAAAAGCGACACCCCTTCTGCGCAACCACTAAACACTGCCAGGCTAACTTTTTCTGAGCTACATTCGGTGAAGAACCGCTCAACTTTTTGCTTGGCGATTGGATCTGAGATGAACTCCTCGAACTCATTCAACCCCAGCGTATCGCTGAGATAATTATAGGCTTGTGCATGAATCTGCTCAAAAGCGCTGAACATCCGCGCCATTGCATGCACTTCTGGCTTGGGGAAAATGCGCGTCACGACGTCACCCCAGTAGCATCCGATTCCCAGTTCCGCCGAGGTGAAGCCCCGCAGCACACCGGCAATTAAGTCCCGTTCGGCCTGGGTAGTGTTGTGCTGCCAGTCGCGCAAATCAGACTCCAAAGCAACCTCCTCGGGCCGCCAAATTGACGCTACAGCACGCCTGTAGAAGTCGAAATACAGAGGGTAGTCAAACCCATGGTCAAATTTATATACCATGTGTGGATGCTGAAGCAACGAACGCGCCATGAAAGTCGCAAAAATTTGGACGGTGAAGTTAGACTGCCCTGACGGAATTGGTACCGTTCAATCCAGTAGCTCGGGATTGGTGCCACTGGCGGTGTACTGTGACAGCCCCGGTACCAGCGCATTACAGGCCGAGAGATCGGCACCCGCAGAGCACTTGATAACGGTGGCTGTCATTCCCAGAACCGACCGGTCAACCCGCTTCAGCAGTTCATCTTGAACATACTGCCACTCTTCGGGATGCCACTTGTTCAAATGAAACAGCATCACAGCAGCCTCGTCAAAACGAAACTGCCTGACCATTTCCAAGGCAGTCTGGATCGACTGTTGAACGTGCGGACCAAAGCCGGTCGGACTGGACATTAACGACCTTGACCGCGATATTTCTTGGCCCCACGCTTGGGCTTGGAGCGCAGACCATTGCCTTGGCGGGTTACTTTGCCGCGACGTTCCAGTTGGACGGTGCTGCCACTCAGGGTTTTCTTGGTGCCGCTTTTCATGGGGTGGGAATGTCCTCAGGGGCTACTTTAGCGGGTTGCTGGCCTGCCTGGAGGGCCTGCTTCATAATCCATTGCGTGGCGGCACGCTGGGTATACCAGCCCTCAAGGAGCACTGTGGCGATCTTCCTGAGCTCTTCGGGATCCCTGGACTCAGTGATGGCCCGCTTAAAGCGTTCCTTGTCGAAGGCCTGGGATGCGGATAGCTCGAATGGCGCAAACATGATCAAGGGTGAGGCTTAGCTACACTACAGGATTTAGCGCTCATCGTCAAGTTCCTGGTTCGTGCAGGCCGACATTCCCTTCCAGGGCCATGACGTACTCTTCGATGGCTTTTATCACACTTTTCCACTCCGGGTGTAGCATCGAATACAGACGGATAGCATCCAGAGCGTCCTCGTAGCGCTCAGAGCTAACCCTCAGGGCCGATCTCAATCTCACAGAGCTCGCTATATCCACCGATCAACTCCTGGGTGCCATCGGAGGTAATACCATATACTGCCGGCCAGGTGGGCCAGACCGGACAGGGCTCATCAGTAGTCGAGTAACTGGCGCCGTAGTGTTCAAGCAACGCCTTTGCATGCAAGCAATATGGGCATCCCTCTTTAACGTGCAGACGAAACGCCTTGTACTTCGAATTTGGCATTTCCCAGGACATTTTCCACATGTTCCAGGATACCGTCCTGGCTGTGCAACTGAATCGTTGGCATTACCAAGGGCCGCAAGGCTCTCAAATAGTGCGGCTCAGCCACGACCAACAACGCCTTAACCATTTCAGGTTGAATCGTGCCAGCACACTGCTCAAGCTCCATTAGACGATTCCACAGCCAGATATGACTGGGAGACTGCAATAGGTCGCCCAGGGGTTTCAGGCGACCCCGTGACTCTGGAAAATGCACATAGCAACGCAATAAGCGGCGCTCAGCCTGATTCCGCACCCAGTCGGGGCTGGGCTTGGACCACTTTGCATTGGTCCGTGAACGCCCAACAGACTGCATCCACGACTGGGCCAGTTTTGCCGCAGCCTTGGGGTCCGCTGCCAGCACCTTGGCAGATTTATCTACGTAATACTGCCGAAGGGCTGGTGATTTGATAGATTGCACCAGGTCCCTAATTGCCTGTTCCACTTGGGAAAATCGGAAAACATCCGATCTATCCAGTCCAGCCAGCCAACAGTCAATCTGCCAATCCAACCACTGGGGGGCAGACTCGATGATCGAATACAGATCAACACCTGAACGGATACAGTCATCCGGGTCCTTCCCCGAAGGCATTTGCGCAACCGTCAGCGTCATTTCCCCGGCACATGCCAGTGGACCCGCAACCTTGATGAAGTGCTCAATCGCCTTCAGACCGCCATCATCCCCGTCGTAGCACAGCACAAAGCGCCGGCATTGCCTGAGCAAGCGCCTGATGGCCTCCAAGGACGGGCCTGCAGTGCCCTGAGTGGCGACCACATTTTGCATGCCGTACTGGTGCATGCTGATGACATCAAAGTGGCCCTCCACGAAGACCACGTAGCCAGCACTGCGGGCAGCCTGTATGGCCCGGTGCTCGTTGAATAACAGGGCACCCTTGTCGAAGATGTCACTAGAGGCCGAATTCTTATACTTTTGGGGGTCGGCATCTGGTCCATCTTGTACGCGGCGACCAGTAAATCCAACTAAGGTGCCGCGATGGTTGTGGATTGGCACGGTGACGCGCCCGCCAAAGTAGCCATTGGTGGCATAGCCCAGCTCAAACTCCCGCGAGGTTTCCGGCTTGATGCCACGCCCCCTTAGCCAGTCACGCCCCAGTACGCCCGCATCGCCCCTCAGGGCCTGTCTGAAGGCGTCTTGCTGGCGTTGGACGGCACCCAGTGCCCGTTTGCGCTCGGCGGCCAGTCTCAGGGCTTCTTCGGGGTCCAGGTTGTCATACTCGACCTGGATGCTATGCTTGTCGGCAATCCGATTGACCGCATCAACAAAGCCCAGCCCGAACTTTTGCTGCACGTAGTCGATGGCATCCTTACCGCCACCGCACGCAAAGCAGAAGCACAGGTTCTTGTCGTCGTTAATCGTTAGCGACGGATTCGTGTCAGCGTGCCAGGGGCACAGCGTGACGGCCTCGCGCCCAATCTTCTTGTAGGCAATGCCCTCGGCCTGTAAGACCTCTGTCAGTGGCACGCTGCGCACAGCCTTGATTGTGCTGTCCTTTAGACCCATCCAAGACCTGTCAACTGGCCCAGTCTAGCACACTCCCAGGTGCTCTTCCAAATCCTTGGCGATCACGGGTGGTACATCAATGGACCGACTAAGGGCGTAGCGCTCCAGGCGTTTTCTGAAGGAGTCTGGCAGCCGAGAAATGGTCTCCGAGGCCTCTTCGCGGAACTGGGTCAGGTGGTCAACTTCATCGGGCTCCAGGCCGTCAATAGGCTTGGCCTGGTCTTTCAGCTCCAGAGGTGGCCCCGAGCAGGCCGATTTGGTATCCTGCCACTCGCCCAAAGAGATCCCTAATTCATTGGCGATTTCAATGTCACTGAATCCCAGGTTTAACTTCTTGCGACCTTTGACCCACAGTTCACGCATCCGGTGCGTCAGGCGCATCGAGTAGGTCCGATCGCGAATGTAGTGCAAAATACTGCCACGGATGTATGGCACCGCCAGCGAAGAGAACTTCAAGGACTTACCGGTTTCCTTGTGGAGCACGCCAGCATCATATTTTGCTGCAGCCTGGCATAGGCCCTCAAAGGCCGCTGACTCCAAGATCGAGTACTCAATACTAGTGGAACGATGATACTTCCAGGCGATGTTCCTGGCCAAGTTCAGATTGGCCGCAGCCAGCACCTGCTGATCAGGTGTTAACTTCAGTTCCAGATTTCTTTTCGCCACTAGAATCCACCTAAGGTACTGGGTTGTCCCGGCAGGAACGCAGAACGTCCCCAGTGTACTTCAGTTAACTGCGCAATGGATCGTTGATTCAGATAATTAATACACTGAGCAACGCTGTCGCAAATGTCATCATTTTTGGCCGCCGGAAACAGACTGAATTCATTGATAAAGGTATCCAGCCAGGGCTCATATTTAGGCAGGAACACATTACCGGCTTCAACAACGGGCACGATACCCGCCAATCTGGCCTGTTTTGAGCGATCACCAGGCTTATAGCCAATTAAGCCAGGAACTTTACTGCTAAGGGTCTGATAGACTGCATGGCCGTTGGCTGCAAGTTCAATGATGATGCCATCCAGTTGGTGTTTGTTTCGCATCCTTAGCATCATTGCAATCGTACCGCCAATATCTAGCTTGTCCCGCGCCATGTCCAGCACATAGTACGAACTACCATGCTGGCCAATCACCGTGCCGACAACATAGTCAGAACTGGCACTGGCCGTAAAGGCACAGTCCACACTCAGCATCACCCGATCCATGGTTGGCAGCTCCTTGGGTGACTCATAGAACTGCCACCAGTTCGGGTTGAACATATTACCGCTTTCTGGTGCAGGACGCTGCTGATACAGCGCTGCCCATTCCCTGGGGCCAACGATCTGACGGATCCTTTCCAGATCGTCAATATCGTAACGTTGGGGACACAGCGCAACCCCCGGCTCCTCACGCCAATCAGGAATCACCTCGCAGTTATCTGGATATGGCGGCCTGGAATTCGGATCTTCGCTGATGGCCGGCAGATCAATGATCGTCCAGTTTTCACGCTTGTCGGGTGGTGAGTTGGCCTCTAGTTCCAACAGACGGCCCGTCAGGTCGGCTTCACCCCACCTGGTGGCGACAACCACGATGGCGCTGTGGCCAGGCTCCAGACGGGTGTATAGCGAGCCCTGGTAGAAGCTCCACAGTTTTTCCATCGTCTTGGGGCTGTCGGCCTCTTCGCGGCCCTTGACTGTATCGTCAGCAATAATCAGGTTGGCTGATCGACCAGTCACTGAACCGCCGATACCTGTTGCCCAGCAACCGCCACCGCCGGCTGTACCCCAGTTATTCACTGAGGTGTTCGTCGGATCCAGCATCCCGCCTGCAGCCTTGTAGTATTCGCGGGCCTCCCTGGAGAATGTCTCAGCCAGTTCTGCGCTATAGGAACAGATTGCGACGTAGCGATCTGGGTGGGCCAGTAAATAAGCGGCCGGTAACAAGCGGGATGATAGCTCACTTTTGCCCAATCTGGGACTCGTCGAGACAATCAATCTGGTGCATTCGCCATCGATGACCTTTTGGAATTGCTTGACCATGGTGGCGTGAGCACGAAAAAACTTGTAGTTCGGCTTCACTTGCTTGATCATCTTATGGAAGATGACCTGCTCACCCTGGGACTGAGCTTTTGTCTTGGCACGCCGCAGTTCCTTGACCAGATCGGCCTGGGCAGCAACGTGATTCAGGTAGCGATCACCAACTGACTTTGGCATTATTGAGCTTCGCTTTCGTCGAATTCAGCCAACTTTTCCTTGGCGGCCTGGATTAACATATCCGAAAAGTCCTGCTCGGTCCAGGTATTGAACACAGAAGTTGTGGGATGTTCTGAATCCCAGTAAAACGTCATAGAGTGGTCGTCTTCATCTTCAACGACATAGAACGGGAAGTCATCCCGGACCTCAATGCCCAACTCCAGGGCCTTCGCATCCCACGGCTCATTGGGATCCATTTCTTTAGTCATCAATCTCGAATTCGTAGGGGTCCGACGACTCGTTCAACTCTTCAATTCTAACTTTCTCGACCTCGGTGTCGACCACCTCCAATAGCTCATTGACACCCAATGCATGGCCCCATGCCTGGCGTGATTGCTCATTGATACCTGCAGCGGCGCGAAGCAGACCACCAACCAGGTGCATCGGAATCTCTTCGCCCTGCTCTTCGGCCTGAGCGATGCGTTTTCCCAGCACCCTGACCAGATCCTCCGAAACCCTGGACATGATCCTGGCCTGGCGCTCAGAAGACTCCCTGAAGTCGATAATGGCCTGACGGTGAGCTTCGCGCTTCATGCGGTCGGCTTCCCTGTAGGTGATCGCAACCTGGTCCTTGTGCCAGGCGGCAGCACGCTTTTCCCAGTTGAATTTACGACGCCAATTCGCCAGCGTTTGCACCATATGACCTGTCATGCGCGACAGATCACTGATGCTTTTGGGGGCCGGCAATCTAAGGTACTCCTGGAAGGCGGCGAACTGCGCGGGATTCTCGTGGATCTTTGCTTCCTTGACTCGATAACCCCTGCGAAATTCGTATATTGGGCCAGGCGTCATCGGCGCTGGCTTTGCTTCCTTCCATTCCATTGAGTTTATCAGAGCCGATCACCGGCATCCGCTTGTGCTCTATTGTTCCTGCCAGACAGCGCTAGCCGGATGTCTTTCTGGAACTGTTTGATACCTCTACGGGAATCAGATGGACTGGCAGGGCAGACAACAATCGGGCCGTCCGGGTGCTTAAAGACAATGTGCTTTTTGACACGAACGACCACGAAGCCTGCCTCGTTGGCGACGGCAATGTAGTCTTTGGTTCTTTTGTTCAAAATGGACTTGGGGTTCCGTTGATCCAGTCCAGGGCGATACGCTTGATGGACTGGTGGTACCCCTCAATTGTAGCATCATTACTGACGGACACGGTGGCCACTCCATCTAGTTCGATGTACGACCGAGAATCGCCAGCAAAAGAGGTGCCTTCCCGGTAAACCCGCACCAGTAGCACGTTTTTGCGGCCAAAGACCTCGATGACCGGTTCGGCTTCTGCGGTAAAGCCGCTGTCGGAGCACACGAACAGCGAACGCTCCGGATCCTGGGTGATGGCGTTCCTGAGGTGCCTGGCCGCCAGTTTGCCGAAAATCTCTTGGCCAAAGAATGGTTTGGCCCAGTCTTCACTGAAAGAGATCTGGGTGGCCCGATAGCTGTTTCCGTAAAACAGAATACTGGGTTCACCTTTGATCGATTCGGCGTACTGGACCTCGTCGTCGTGCAACTCAAACGCAGCACGGATAGCCGCCTTAATGGGTGCGCTGAACTTGAAGGCATAGGCGCCTAGTTCGGCTACCAAGTAGTCGGTTGCTGTGTCTTTTCCACAGCGTGGTGGCCCCGAAATTAGAATCAACTTGCGAGCGGTCATTTTTCAATACCAAGAGTAGGAACGGGCAGGCCTCCCTCAGTAGGCACGTAAATCGTGCGATTACCTTTTTCGCTTCCTTCCTGGAGACCAGTAATATACAGGTACTGAAGATAGCGAGGATTGTTCTCCAGGGACTTGCCGATGATTTTGTTCGCTTCGGCGACACCCTTGGCGCGTTCGACTTCGGCTTCGGCCTCTAAAGTGGCCGACTCGCGTTTCGCTTTCGCTTCTAGAACACGAACCTGGCGTGTTGACTCGGCCTCCATCAAGGCTGCCTTGCCGGCCAATGTGCGATTGTAGACCCCCAGTTGAGGTAATCCCCAAAGCACAAAGGCAATTAGGGCTACAGAACTGATGCTAATCAAGACAGTGTTGCGATTCATGGCTTAAGGAGCGAGGCGGGCTTTGTGAAGACGATTTTCGGAGTACCATGCAGCGATTTCAGGGGCCCAGTCTTTCAGATGGGGCCACATCAAATCACACAGGGCACGGATTTCCTCCTGGGCATCCAGTTTAGCCCGCAGATCCAGGAAGTGCAGGAAGGCCCGTAAGGAAAAGCTGACGACAAAATGCTGCCGGTAGTCAAAGGGCAGGATCCCCCGAGCGTGCTCTTCGGCGAAACCCTGATCCAGCAGATCGCGGTAACGCTCGGCAGCGACACGGACATGCTGCCAGTCAATCTCGCGCTGATCAGCGCTGTAGGTGTATTTCTTGCCCTGGCGGTCGCTGTAGTTCCCCACCGGCCGGAGGTAGAACACCTCCTCCAACTCCAGCTCCCCGCTGGCTGCCTTGCAGATGCGATTGCCCGTGTAGCGCATCGATTGCACGTCAAAGCTCACGCCCACCCGGTGGGTGCGGGCCTGCTGCATCACCGAATGAGGAAATCCACCAACAGCAAAAGTGATACTGGGGTGCTCCAGGGGGCCATAGTGCCCACGACCGCCAGCCAGCAAACGTTTTACACAAATTTCGCCGGCTCGCGTTTCTGTAGGGGCAGGCTCTTCTGCGACAAAATTCTCGGAGTAGTCTTGATGCATTGCTTGCCAGATCACCGTTTGAGGATTGTCGGTACGGGCAAGAGTCTTTACGCGAAAACAAAAGTCAAGCTTCACTTCCAGTTCTCCAAAATTTTTGCAAGTACCCAAAAGAATCCGGCGGTCAGCAGCAATGTTAGCACAATTGCTAGGGGGATCCAGAAAGGCGATAGCACCCACACCCAGGGCCACTGGATGTATCCGGTTAACTTTAGCCCAACAAATAGTACGCCCAGCAGGCTAGAGGTGCTCAGGCCGGAACCAACTTGGACTTGATTGGGATTACTCATGCTGTTACCTCAAAGGCGTCGTCCAGGTCATTACTGGCATCCAGTGTATCATACTTGATGGGCGAATTGTACCACGGCGGCAGCTCCAAGACTTCATGTTCAATCGGCGGTGCCGCCCAGCTCTTGGTGCGCAGACAGTCAACCAACAAGCGGCGAGCAGTGCGGGTCTGTTCCATGCCCTCGGCGATCATGTCGTCAGACACGTAGAACACCTTGGTCTGGTAAGGTGGCTGCCGCTCAACTCCAATAAAGACGAAGATGGCCGGCACCTTGAATGCGGCCTGGGCGGCTTCCGCGTACCACGCAGCCTGGAACATGTAATTCAGACCCCCAATGACCTTTTTTAAGAAGTCCTTAGAATCAACGCTGTCGGTGGTCTTCAGGTCCAACACTAGCGCCCGGTCATCCTCGAACACCAGGCGATCCAGGCGTGCCTTGCAGTCCAGTCCTTGGGCGGTCCAATACAGGCTGAGCTCGTTGAACTTACGATAATCGGTCTGGTCTGGATCGAACCACTTCAGGCGCCGCAGTGACTCGGCCATGCCATGAACACAGTCCCAAGAGGCATACTGGTCAGACTTGGAAAGGATTGTCTTCTTGCCGGCGGCGGCCTTCCAGTCTTTCCCCTCTTTTGTCGTTAATGACAGTCCTTCGGGTTTCAGAATAAAGTCCCGGTCAAACTGCTCCTGGCCCTCAAGCACCAAACAATGCAGGGCTGAACCGATCTGCATCGTCAGACTGGGTGCAAACTTGCGCTGCTTGGCCGCCAGGTAGTGCTGGGGGCTTTTCAAAATATGCTTCACATAACTTTGGGCGTGGCCGGGATCTGCCCTATAGGACGGATCTGCCTGCTCATAGCTGATTGCTGTTGGCACTGGGGATTCCGATGCAGTCCCCACAGTATATCACAACTTGGCGATTTGGATGACCCAGCGCGACTCGGCCTTAGGGGCCTTGTGCCATTCGGACAGCAAAACGGGGATCACCGAGACTCGGTCGTCTTTCCAAATCAAGTCATTACCGCAGTCCAAGGCCGCCCCTGCGCCGTTATCCGCGTCCAAACGACCTTCTCCGTACATAATTACACGAACCCCAATAGGTCCCTGCAAGGGCTCCTCAGGCCACTGTAGGCGCATTTGCCGCCGCATCTCAGCCTGGGAATCCTTATAGGCTTGTGGCATGAATACGTGTCCCGACCTGGTCATCCTGGGGCGAGCCTTCGAGAATAGCGGCATCCGTATTTCAATCACGTAATCAGGTGAACCGATAACACGATAAACTGCAGAAGTGGTCATCACAACTACGTCCTCCTCAAGCGTCCAACGTTGAAACCTTCTGGACATTCGGGGGCTAGCAATTCGACCACTCCGTTGTTGTACCAATGCTTGCCCCAGCAATGAGATTTCTCTCCTGTCCGCCCATCGCTAAGTTTTTTCTTTGTCTCTGAGGACAGCACTTTTCCTTTGTGGGCTTGGCTTATTTTTTTTCGCGCTTCTTCGGTGACTTTTCTCCCAAATACTGGAGAGTCCGGCCCTTTTTTGCCGTACTGGTGATTCCTTTCTCCAGCCATCAAGACGCTAAGTTTTTCTCTTTGGGATTCCGACATCTTGAAACCTTTCTTGGATGCACTTACTTTCTTGCCAAGTGAGCCAGGCCTGCCAGGCACAAAGCCTTCTGGACAGATTTCGCTTTTAATCGAAATTTCTCCGTTGTGGAACCAGTGCTTACCTCGTTTCCCGTCTCCCATTCGTTTTCTTGCTTCAGCAGAGTGCTTTTTTCCTGTTAAGCCTTCTGATATTTTTCTCCTTGACTCAAGCGAATGCTTTTTACCGTAATTCCTATTGTTTTTGCCTTTCATTAATTCGCTCTGAAGAGCGCAATTTTCCCGCTTAATTTGCTCGTAAAGCCTTGAATTTATGCACCTCTTTTCCTGGTTAAAATTCGCATTACCTAAAAGAATTACTGCTGCAAGCATTTTTATAGTTTTCTTGTCTTTACGCCCATACCTATTCTTGAAAGCGCGATACAAGAGTACATGTGCAACATAATGCTCCCTTGGAGTCAAGGCTACAATTCTTTTGTTTGGTCCGTAAATAGATATCGGAAAGACATGGTGCCGCTCTTTTAATTTTGGCGGCCTACGTTTTTCGGCTTTTTTGACCAAAAAGATGTAGTGTTTTAAGTAGTTCAAGGTCTAAAGGTGCAGATCTGAAGTGTGCAAGGCCGGAATCCAATTAGCCCAGTGTTCCAGCGCTGAAGTATCCACCAGGCTTGAATTCAGTAGCGGTGTTCACAGATTTCGATGCCGTGGGATAATACAGATCTGCAATCGCCAACCTGAAGTCGAATGACGCCATTGTCACGTCATTTGGATTTGGATTGCTACCGTGCAAACAGTCGATGTGATCAAAGCTAAAGACTTCCCCGTAGGGGCACTCCAGCGTCGTGAACTGGTCGGAATCTGCACTGATCTGAGTCCGTAGCCCCGCCTCACCCTCGTATCCAACCAGCCCCAGGTTAAAATTTACCTCGTAGGACTGATGGCCGTAGTTGCTGTCCTTGTGGTACTCGCCGACAAAGCAGTTACCCGGCAGACCAATACGAAAAGTCGGGATGGCCTGGTAGTAAAACGGTACGTCGATGATTGGGGCGATAAACTCCTTCAGGAAGTCGACATACAGGTTCTGGATAGTGCCCTCATAGTTCGTGTAGAACACCTTGTGAGCTAGCGTCGACTGGTCGTTGCTGCGAATGAACTTACCGTAGTCGCCCAGGTACTTGTGCAGTTCACCTAAAGGGCAGCCCATCACGTCCTGGATGCATTGGCGGAATGGGAACACCGTCGTGTCGTATTCAAACGAGTGGCCGTGCAACCGCTTGCGGATGGTGTTTTCGATCCTAGAGGGATGCGCCTGGGGCTCGATATCTGTGCCGTCCCATTGCTCGCGTATCTTCATTTTTCGACGGGTGTTCTCAGGTTACGGTTGTCGCTGCAGGTAACAGATCGTTGCTCCTTGGCCAGCATCAGACTGCACTGCGTAGTTGAACTATAGGTCACGTAGCCAGTTTGCCAACCACCGCCCATATAAACCTGCAGACGAGTGCCCATTGGATAGGTCCTGAGAGGGATCGGCTTGCCAGACAACCGCTCGACCTCCTTCAGAGCCGAAGGCTTGAACTTAATCTCGCCGCTCTTCAGGCGCCTCATAGCCTGTTGCGGTTTCCGTAGTGCCGAAATACAGCACGGTTCCAGGCGGAAATAAATGCACCTCTCAGAGCCCTGACGGCAATTTCATCACCGCGTTGTTCAGCACAGCGAATAGCGCTATCGTATTGCGGAAGGATATATTCGGGCTTCCAGGTCGCCTCGGAGTCTTCAGGTCTCAGCATGACACTCGTGCAGTGCATCTCGGACGTATACCTTGATGGAGTCCGGTAATTCACAATTTAACGCCGCACCCCACTTCACAAAAGCGCCTAATTTGGCCGAATTAGGCACCCAGGCGACCAGCGGCTCGGAGTACACCAGTAATCCGTTCGATTCGAACTCCATCGTCAGTTGATCAATCAACTTTTCCAGCCTGGTGCCATCATATTCTTGGCCATCGAATGGGTCGATCCCACCCACCTTCAGGTCGTCGATGCAACACTGGCCAACCACAGTTGATACCAGTTCGTGTTCCTTGAGGTGGCCCTTGTGCATGATCAACGCGATGGCATACCCTCTCAGGGCCGCCAAAGTTATTCGCGGTGTTGTGTCCACGTATTGACCGGGTGGCAGTTCATTCACAGCAACAGGATCACGAATGGTGAGATAATAGAGGCGGCACCAATAGCAGCACCGCCCAGTTTTTGAATGAGCTCCCAAAACGGGGTGAACTCGTCTAGTCGTTCGTCCGGCAATTAAGTTCAATGTCGCTAGTAGAAACCCGCGAGCAACGCGCCACTGCCTTCACTAGGGTCGGCTCTTCGCTACGGTTCCAGGTCACACGAAAGTTCAGGGAAAACACCCCGTCCTTCTCGGTTGCCTCGGCCGCAGCAAAGTTCTTGCCCAGCACAAAGGCCAGCGCTTGTAGAGCGGTTGATTTTTCGATTGCACGCTGCTCGGAATCGTCATCCCGGTCGGCAAACGCCTCCAGCAGTTCCGCAGCGCCTTGGTCGACAATCACGTCGTAGTCTGCCATTTTGTTCGTATACCTGCAAGTTTCATTATAGCGGTAAACACGGGAAAGCCCCACCACTAGGGCGGGGCAATCCGTACCGTGTTACAGCAATGTCAGAAAGGGATTTCCTGGTTGCTGTAGCCACGACCGCCACCACGGGAAGAGGTGGAGCGACCACCACCAGAACGGGCAGTTGGTACAGCACCACCACCATCGTCGCGACGTGGCTCTTGATGAGTCACACGTGCGTTTTTAATGGTCGGGTAGATCTTGTCTTGGTACTGACGAAGCACCAACTGGCCATGGATGCCGACGCGGTCGCCGCGTTGCAGGCGATCAGCGTAGATCTCGGCGGACTTGCCATACAGTTCCACTGAGTAGAACTGACCGGGACGATCCTGGCCTTCAGGGACGCTGAAGTACTCCAGATCGACAACAGAAAAATTGGCTACCTGATTACCGTTATCAAACGTTTTCAGGTTGACAGGAGCGGTCCCTTCCTTGCAGGTGACCTTCCCAACAATTGAAATTGAAGCCATCGGTTCCCCAGTGGGGCAGTGTACGTTTAAAGTATACCACCCCGGAAGGCTTCTGCGTTGTTGTGCACCAGGGCGACTGCCTTCTTTTTGGCCCGCAGGATGGTGTACTTCGAGATCCCCATGGTCCGGCCGATCTCAGCCAGTGACAGTCCGTCAATGTAGTGGGCCACCAGGACACGCCGACCCAATGCACTGACGCCTGCAGCATCCATGGCGGCATCGATCTTGTTTTCGCAAGAGATGGGGTCCCAGCCCTCCCGGTCGTCTGCCAGCAGGTCCGCATGCGAGTTACCAGAAGGCAGCGTGGCATCCAGCGACAGATAACGATATGCCGAGCTCACAGATTCCAAAACGTTGCGAGTCTCCCGGTCGTTCATCTTGCGACCATTGGCCTTGGTCTTCATGAAGCCATTACGCTTACAAAAAACAACCTGGCGAGAGGTGGACTCGCTGACATGAACAGGCGTCAACGTTTTCATGTTGTAGCGACTGACGGCGCTGCGAATCCAGTGGTTGGCGTACGTCGAAAAAGCATAGCCCTTGCAGGGGTCATACTTTTCTGCGGCACGCATCAGGCCCATCGCGCCAACCTGCAAGTAGTCAACGGTTTCAGGTGAACCCCACTTGTGGTGGCTGGTCTTCATGAATGACTTCACGAAGCGCGTCACTAGCCTCAGGTTATGCTTTACCAGTTTGTTTACTAGCCTGGTGCGAGTGGGGTCTCCCTCAGGGAGGTCCTGGATACACTTGGCAATTTCCAGGACAGCATCCGTCGCCAACAACGGATAGCGGCCAGCATTGTCCAGCCACTTGGAGATCGTCGAGTCAGGGCGTTTCCCATTCGGGGTTGTAATCACCAATCGCTCCATTGAAGAATTGCGCGAAGCAGATCGTAGCAGATTCCAAGAAAGATGTCGAGCCCAGATCGGGGCCATAAGGCCCCAGGTCCGGGTACTCCGTCACCACTGCTTCGCGTCGTCCTTTGGGTCTGGCTGGGGCTCACAGGTCGCGTTGAACTCACGCACCCAGGCAGCATCCTTTTCGGCCAGGCGATCCAGCCCACCAGCGTAGTTGCCCTTCAGTTTGGCCGCCAGAGCCTCAGCAGCATGCGTGGTCAACCCCTTTTCAAGTGCAGCCTCCAGGAACTGCTCCTTGGTGCCTTGCGGACCTGCAGGGGCAGACTGCGGGGCAGGGTCGCTGGGGCCAGCGTAGCCGCTTTCAAGCTCCTGCTTGGCCCAGAGTTCATAGGCCAGGCCAAAGGTCATCGCTGCGGCCAGACAGGCGCCACGGCGATGAGTGTCGGTCACGTCGCGAGCGGTGATCTTCTCATAGGGGATCGCCGAGTTTTTATGGTCCATGATCGCCTGAGGAACCTCGGGCGTCACTGCCCCGTCTGCATGACAGAAACGGATCAACAGGTAGCCACCAACCGGAGCGCGATGAACAAGTGAACCGTCGGCGGCGGGAACCGTCTCAACGCACCAGCCAGGAGCGTGCTGACGAAGTAGATGAAGCGTCCGGCTCCAGTTGATAAATGAGGCACTGAACCGACCGGTGCCGATTGTTTCAACCAGGTCCTGGGTAGCAACGCCAGCCAGATTGGGAATGCTTGCCATTGTGATTCTAAGTGGAATTGAACTTGATGTGATGTGTTTTGGGTTTGCCAGGCGCTTGGCGGGCATTTCCGGGATGACCGGCATTCAGCAAGTTTGGTTGATGTTTCCGGAGTGACCGGCATTCAGCGTGTTGGGATTATGTTCCTGGCCAGAGCCAGCGTTCAGCGAGTTAGTTGGTTCGGTGTTTCCGGTTGTCCGGCGTTTAGCGTGTTAGGAGTTTTGATTGGGTCGTGGTTCGGGTTTGGACTCGGAATAGTGACCAAGTGTCTAGGGAGACCGTGTTGGGTGCCCATTGGTCGAGGCGTTCTGCCCCACGAATCAAACATAACACCACCAGGTCGGTTGCGGTGTACGGTTAACCGTCCGTTTTGCTAGAACCCCTGTAGCGGCGGGTCTTTTGGCGATCCTCCAGGTCCTGGACGGCGGCCTTCAAGCGGTCGATCTTGGCCTGGTGGCGGGCCATCTTGCGCTGGATGCGTGCAATTCGCTTGCCGTGCAAGTGTTCATACCAGGCCAGCCATGCCTTCAGGGTGCTCCGGTTGTAGCCCAGTAGGCCGGCGATGGATGCTGCCCAGTTCTGACTTTGGGAGCCCTCTAGGACTGCGCTGGCCAGGGTCTCACCGATCTCGTCGTAGCCCGCTGGCGGCTCGGTTGGCTGCTTGCGGGGCCTGGGCATCGGTCGGGGCTGGCTGTTCGGCTTGCCAGATCTTAGCACCCCGACTGCTGGAACGGTTGGTGCGGAGCACTTGGCTGCTGGCGCGTTTCGCGCCCGCGTCTGAGTTACTGAAGCTTAGTTTCTGAAGTTTAGTAAGAGTTTAGAATAAAACCATTAAACCAAGATAAATATCTTAGATACTATAGAAGCTTAGTATGCGGCCGGTTTCTGCAACACGCCCCATGGCCGGTTTCTGAGAAAACAACGCCGCATTAGCTTTTCGAAATGTTGCGGGCAAATGACGCAAAAACTGGCAGATAGCCGTAAAACGCAACCAACCCACGGTCTGAGTCGGAACATTTCCGCCCAGGGCTTGCAACAGGCCATGATGCCTGGTATGGTGTCCGAGTACACCCGTTCCTGGGCACCCCATGGCGTTTGTTGTTTCCAAAGGCACGAATTGGCAACCCAATTCCTATGTCAAGGTTCCTTTTCACTTGATTTGTTGTGAATACCTGACTTCAAGCTCTAAGTTGCTGCTTATGACTTTGTACAACCAAGTCGGCTTCCATCCTGTTAACTACAGTACGCTTGATCGCCTGCTTGGCATTCATCGCTCAACACGTTTGCGCTGCTTAGCTGAACTTCGCGAGCTTGGATTTATCAATGGTTCGGATAACCATTTAGTCTTGGCCGACCCGATGCCGATATTGACTAAGTTGTTCAAAAATGGTCGCGAGGACAAAGTGAAGGTCGAGACAATTTTGAGCTACGATGATTATATCAAGAAAATGTTGACTCCTGGTGAAGTGGGAGACGAGCCGGTTACGCTAACTAAGCGTGACTACATGCTGGAGGCGACTGAGGCCTGGAATCGCTATCGTCCTAAAAACTATAAACGTATTCGCCGCATTAGCGCACCCGTAATTAAGGCGCTGGACATTCACATGCGTGACCTGGGTGTACCAGCCCACAACTATGACGAGTTCTTTTCGATCCTGAAGGCCGGCATTGAGAAGTCCGAGTTCTGGTCGCTGCACAACTCCAGTAAGACCCTGCAGTCGATCACCGGCATCGGCACACCAACCGATAAGAAGCGCTCAAACGTGTATGCCTTGTTTAACGAGGGCGCTGACAAGCCAGCCCAGCCCACCACCGA